GTATTGGAAGCCGTGCAGGAAGTGCTGCTGAGAGAACGCTGGATCTTCTTGGTCAATTCAGACAAAGGCTTCAAGGCGAAGATATTCCACTTGATTACGAGAAGATACTGGGAAGACAAAAAGCTCAGGAAGCTGGAATCATTAGCCAGATCGCAAAATATGATGAGCAAGGAGCAAGGATTGTAGAAGGGAATCTCAAGAAAAAATTCGATGAGGTGGCGACTAAGAATTTCAGTAGGGATACTGCGGGTAACGCCATCAGAGACAATCTTGTAATTGCTAAGGATTCTTTGGTGAAAATCAAAAATGAGGCTTATGCGGACTTTAACACACTTGCTAATCAGGCTCCAGATGTAACCTCTACTACTCCGAGAGAAGTTGCTGACGCTCTAGAACGAGGCCTTGGCAAGGCTGGTGAACGAACAAATGCTAAGATTGTTGGTCAAATTGAAGAAATGAGAGCCAGACAAACTTTGCTGGATCAAGCATCAGAAATAAAAACCAATCTGGAAAAGACTGGCGGGACTCCTAGCGAAAGCGAGATTGAAATTCTTACTGCTGCTGCTAAACGCCCAAATTTGGATCTACAGATGCTTAGGGATCGAGTCAGAATAGCGAAGGAAGCAGGAATTGCTGGCCCGCTAATGGGGGCTGGAGACACTGAGGCTGAAGCTGCCGCACTTGCTGTCACAGAACTCGACTTGTTGTCTAAATCTAAAATGCAAGCAGTTGAAGGACTTGAAGCGGCATGGGATCAAGGAACAGAAAAATACAAAAATGCTCTTGGATCAAGAGGTGGTGCTGTTGGCAGGGCGTTGGCTGAAAGATTTGGAGATTCTACCAAGACAGGAACTCAAGTCATCGATGACATCATTCGTGATCCACAGTACATTAAGGATGCTATTGACTTATCCACGTTGTCTGGAGATCCAGCAAGTGCCGAATTGACAAGGAAAGGATTGCAAGATGCCTACCTGTCGAAACTTGGATTAACCACATCAAAAGGTAACCTTTCGGGCAAGTTGGACATCAACGATGACATCGTTAAATCCCTGTGGCAAACTGTTGATGCGAATGGAAAGCCAAACTTGATTGAGGCTAACAAAATCACAGAGAAACTTGGAAATCTAAACAAGGCATTTACACAATCGAAGGTCGATATGAAAAATATTGATCCAAAAGACGTTAAGAGGCTATTTTCAACTTTGAGTTCTGATGAGGAGAAGGCCATGATTGAATCGATCAAGTCCAGAGCATCGGCGCAAAACGCTAAGGATGTGTTTACTAGTAACTCGATCATCAAGGCGGCAAGCAAGGGCAATTGGGACGTGACTGACAGCACTGGATTCACAGACGCATTGTTCAATGCTGATGTGGGAGAGGTGAGCAGGCTACTGAAAAGGTTGCCAGCAAAGGTTAAGCCATCGGTTCAGAGTGACTTTGTTGGACGGTTGTTTAAGGACTATCCTACTACCGCTGAGACAACAAATGCAACAGAACTGTTTGACGCTAAATCAGTGCTTGAGGATCTTGCTGGGCCAAAGGGAGATCAGATGGCGTCAAGAATCAAGGAAGTCATGGGTAAGGACTGGTTTGATTCATTCAAAGCCGCAGCAACCGTGATGGATACAAATATGTTTACTAGAAGCACTGATGCACAAATTGGTTTCAAGGCTTCTGGTGGCGGCACTGGTGGATCTAGGTTCTTCTTTGTAGGCAACCCTGTTCAAATTGCAAAAGACAGATTGGTGTCTGGGGCGCAAGGATTAGGTGTGTTAAAACCAATGTTTGATCTTATGGCTAAAAAGGTCAGCAGAGAGACTGTTGATAAGAATTGGGGAAGAGCACTGCAAGGTATCAGTGCAACAAGAGCAGGTATGATGGCAATGACCCATGCTGTAAGAAATGATCCAAACGAAGCTCAAAGACTTTCTGATTTCTATACGGCTACTGCAAATCAAGGTGGATCGACATCTGAAAGATTCAGAGCAAATATGGGCAAATAGTTCTTGCTAAGTTGAAATAAGCAGGCAGTGTATCCAACATGACCGAAACTGTACAAGAGTCGCAACCCGCAGAATGGTTCCAAGAAGTCCTCGAAAGAGCAAAGGCACACGGTGACCGTAAGAGGGTTGAATACTGGAACCCGCAAGGAGCTGCAAAGGCTCTCTGGGGGCTTGCACAGGGCAAAAGCTACTCTGCTATCGCAAGAGAGACTGGGATCGATAGAAAGACCGTCAGGGAGCTTGAATGGAGGCATGAGGACACTCTCGAAACTAAGCGCAAGGACTTTTCGCGTAAGTACGCAATTGCTGCGGAGGAGTATACTGACTTGCTGTTCCAGAAAGCAGAACAACTTGCCGAAGATCCAGAGCAACTGAAGAATATTTCCCCTGATAGATTGGCGTTAACGGTCGGCATTATGACTGACAAAGCTACTCAGCTTGCTGGCATGGCGGGTGTGGTGATTGAGCATCGCAAGGGAGCATCTATCGAGGATGCAGCCATTATGATCGCACAGGCCAAGGCTAGAATTGCCAACAAAATCAAGGATCAGGCTATTGAAGCCGAAATAATCGAATAAAAAGTTGACATCTTTTCCCTCAATGGTAAGAAACGGGTATCGCCTAGATGTACAGTCTAGAGACACCCTAACACCAAACATACATGAATATGAAACGTGCTAAAAAAATAAAACCAGAACAGTCTTGGGATGTCAAACAATTATTTAATTACTTAAGCTACAATCCAGACACAGGGTTGTTTACTTGGGTAATGAATCCTGTCAGAAGCAAACTTGTTGGAGAGATCGCTGGGAATGCAAACAAGCGGGGCTACATATCAATATGGATCAATGGCTTTCATTTCTCTGCTCACAGGCTAGCATGGGCAATGTCGAATGGTGAATGGCCTTTACTTGATATTGATCACATCAACGAAGACAAGTCTGACAATAGGATTTGCAATTTGCGGCACGCTAGCAGGTCTGAAAACATGTTTAATCGAGGGAAAAACAAAAACAACACTTCAGGAATGAAAGGTGTTACATTTTGCAAATGCACTGGGATGTGGCGCGCTCAAATGATGGTTAACAGAAAATCAGTGAAGGTTGGAAGATTCAAATCTAAAGAAGAAGCATCGGCAGCTTATCTGCAAAAAGCCAAAGAGTTAAGAGGGGAGTTTGCCAAATGCTAACTTGGAGAAAACACGCTATTCTTAAGGCTCCCACTGATGAAGAGGTGGCGGTAATGGATCCTGAGGACATAGTGAACCTGCATGGGATTTATCACGAGGCAATTGAAAATGCTGAAAAAGATCCGTTTCGCTATGGATTTCACTTACCGCACTGGGGAAAAGCTGAGGAAGCGTTGTCACAAGTCACTGAGATTGTGGCACTTGGAGGTAACAGGTCAGGGAAAACTGCATGGGGTTCTTACTGTGTAGTCAGAGCTGCTGTTGAAAATCCCAAATCGGAAATCTTTTGTTTTGCTCAAACGTCAGAAGTTTCAATTCGTCAGCAGCAAAGTGCGATCTATGACTGGTTGCCAATGGAGTTAAAGACCAAGCAAACATCTGCCAGTGCGTACATTTCATACAGTAAGAAGAATGGGTTTACCGATGGGAGTTTAATCCTTCCTAATGGATCACAGATCATTTTCAAGACGTACTCTCAGTATCAAAACAACCCGACTATTTTAGAAGGGGCTGAACTTGGTAGCCGTGACCCAAAGTGGCACAACATAGGTGTTTACTTGGACGAATACTTGCTAGGCCCCGAGCTGATCAATACTTTACGGTTCCGCTTAGCTACCAGAAATGCAAAATTACTGCTTACATTCACACCAATCGATGGCTGGACTGAGGTTGTTAAGGAGTATCTTGACGGGGCATCTATGGTCGAATCCAGACCTGCGGAACTGCTCAAGGGTGAGCTTGTGCCATACATCCAGAGGTCAAAGAAGAGAAACGCCAGCATTCACTATTTCCACTCTCAGGACAACCCATTTGGAGGCTATGAGCGTATCAAGGAGGCTCTTGAAGGTAGGACACGGGAGGAGATCCTCATTCGTGCTTACGGAGTCCCTGTGAAGTCTCAGGCGACTAAATTCCCTAAGTTCAACACTGCTGTCAATGTCATCCCCAACGACAAGATTCCCACAGAGAACATCACGCGGTATCAAATTATTGACCCTGCTGGTGCAAAAAACTGGTTCATGTGCTGGGTTGCGGTTGACGAGACTG